CTTCGCCCCACACGCGCTGAGAGATGCGCTAAGGGGCACAAATGGCAACTGGTAAGACAAAGCACGCGGGAGGCCGACCATCGCTGTACACCGATGTGCTCGTGGATGAAATCTGCGGGCGCTTGGCCAGTGGCGAGCCGATGGCGAAGATTGTGCAGTCCGCGCACATGCCGGACTCAGTCACGATCTACAGATGGCTGCGCGAGAAGCCAGAGTTTCAACAGAGATATGCGGACGCGCGCAAGGATGGCGCACACTGCTTGGCGGACCAAATACAGGACATTGTGGACACCGAGCCGCTGGCCGTATTCGACGAGGCGGGCAACAAGCGCTACGACTCGGGCAGCATCGCCCACAACCGTTTGCGCATGGATGCGCGCAAGTGGCTGGCCGCAAAATACTTGCCCAAGGTATACGGCGAGCGCACCGTGGTCGCGGGCGACGACGAGAACCCCGTGGTGATCGAGGCCAGCTTCGACATCTTTGGCGAGCTGCTCAAGAACCTCGCACTCAAGCGCCAAGCGAGCGAATAATGACTGACAAAATACCCATGCCGGACGTAGTCTGGGGCGAGTTCTGGACCCCACCGGTGGACGACGGCGTGCCTATACCCGAGGGCGTAGAGTTCGACCCAGACACTGGGCGCTACCGGCGCGCTTTGGACAAAACGGCGCGCAATGCTTGGTTGCAGCGCGAGCTGGCCGATATCCGCGCATGGATGCAAGCGGCGCATGAGTGACCTAGCCGAGCTGCTCCAAAGCCCGCAGGTCCGCGAGCAGTACGCAAAGCTGCCCGAGCGCGACCGGTTGGCCTTTGAGTGGCGCGCACGCTGGCTCATGGCCGCGCACAAGCACCAGTTAGAGCCCGTGGGCGACTGGTGGTCCATCTGGCTCATGTGCGCAGGGCGTGGCGCGGGCAAAACCCGTGCAGCCGCCGAGAACCTAGGGTGGTGGGCGTGGGAGCACCCCAACACGCGCTGGCTGGTGTCGGCCCCGACCTCTGCCGACTTGCGCGGCACGTGCTACGAGGGCGACTCCGGGTTGCTATCGGTCATCCCACCGAAGCTGGTGGAGAAGTACAACAGCAGCCTGCACGAGCTGACGCTGGTCAACGGCTCGCTGATCAAGGGCATCCCGGCGTCCGAGCCCGAGCGCTTCAGGGGCCCGCAGTTCCACGGCGGATGGCTCGACGAGCTGGCCGCGTGGGAGTACCTGCAAGAGAGCTGGGACATGATCCAGTTCGGCATCCGCCTCGGGCAGCACACCAAGCTCATCGCGTCCACCACGCCCAAGCCCAAGGACGTGGTCATGGACCTGATCGCCCGCGATGGTGACGACGTGGCCGTCACGCGGGCCAGCACGTACAGCAACATCAAGAACCTCGCGCCATCGTTCCAAAAGCAGATCATGCAGTACGAGGGCACCAAGCTCGGGCGCCAAGAGATTTACGCCGAGATCATCGACCCGGAAGAGGGCGGCATCGTGCGCAGGGACTGGTTCAAGCTGTGGCCATCGGGCAAGCCCCTGCCCAAGTTCGAGTTCATCCTGCAATCGCTGGACTGCGCCACCAGCGAGAAGACCGTGAACGACCCGACGGCGCACATCACGCTGGGCATCTTCAAGCCCGAGGACGGCGGCATGTGCGCGCTGGTGATCGACTGCTGGCAGGAGCACATGCAGTACCCGGACCTGCGCCCCAAGGTGCTTGACGAGTACGAGGTCGTGTACGGCGAGGGCAAGAACAAGAAGCGCGTGGACCTGCTGCTGGTCGAGGACAAGAGCGCGGGCATCAGTCTTATACAAGACCTGCGCAGGGCAGGCGTGCCCGTGATCCCCTACAATCCGGGCCGGGCCGACAAGGTCCAGCGGCTGTCCATCGTGGCCAACGTGATCAAGGCCGGGCGCGTCTGGATACCCGAGAGCAGCAACAGGAAGGGCTTCGTGCGCGATTGGGCCGAGGGCATGATCAGCCAGATATGCAGCTTCCCCGAGGGCACGGCGCACGACGACTTCGTGGACGCCATGAGCCAAGCCCTGCGCTACCTGCGCGACGCGGGCTGGCTGACCATCGACTTCCCCCGCGAGTGGGTGGACGAGGACGATTATGTTGACGCCGGGCAGCGCAAGAGAGAGAATCCCTATGCGCTGTAAAATCCGCGCCAATTCCCCATAGGAGGCGATGTGCAACCAACGATAGCCCAGATGAAGCAGGCGCTGGCCAAGGGCGGACAGCCTGATGCGTCAAACCCAAAGCGGATAAAGATTGATGCCAAAGGGCCCGGCGGCGTCCGGGGCATCGTGGTCCCCCGGCACATGTTGCACGGCACCCAGCATGCCGAGGGCATGGACAAGATCAACGAGGCCCGCGCTGCCGTCTACGGCTCCGAGAACCGACCGCCCATGACCCTTGGGCAGATGGGCTCGACCCACAAAAGAACGTTGGACGAGCACTTTGCCAAGCCACTGGACGAGCAGGTAAGCGCTGAGCAAGACGCGCTCAACCGGCTGCGCATGGCCAAGCACATCGGCAAAACAGCCAACACACTGGACAAGAGCGAAAAGCTAGACACCGTGCGCCACGAGCACGACGCGCAAGGGCGCACCTACGAAGGCTTTGCGTCCAAGGGCATCGCTGGCCACGCCCTGTACACATCGGGCCATGGCGACAAGACCGAGCGCCACGTGCTCAACACTTGCGCCGGGCAGACCACAGGCTGCGGTGGCGGCACCGACAAGAACGGCGTGGTCGATACCAGCAAGGGCACATGCTTTGCGCCCAACGCCGAGAGCCAGTACGTCAACGCCGCAGTACGTCGGGCATGCCACGCGCAGGCCAAGCACGACCCGGCCATGACCAAGGACTGGATCATCGCCCACACCGGGTCAATGCGCGAAGCCGCCGACAAGGCCGACAAGAGAAACACCCGTCTGCTGTTTCGCCCCAACGTGGTGGACGAGACCGACGTGTCATCGCGCCATGTCATTCGCGGCCTGAACAAGCAGCGCGCTGCCGAGAACAAGCCGCCCATCACCGCCAACTCGTACGGCAAGACCAACGAGCTGCACGACCCTGAGAACGGCTACTACGTCACGTACTCCAACGTGGGGCCAAAGACCAAGCACGGCAGCTCAATAGACGAGAACATCGCCCGCGACAAGCAGCGCGTGCGATCCACCATCCTTGCGGTAAACGGAAAGGGTGAGGACACCGTCAACGACGATGGACACAAGACGCCGCCCAAAGGCTCTTACATGGTGACCGATGTCAAGCGCGACTCACCCATGGCCAAGAAGATGGAGAAGACCATCACCCACGCCAAGTATTGGTCCACCGGTAGGCCCGTAAGTGAGCTGTCTGAGGAAGAAAAGGCTGAAGGCCCAATGGGGCACTTTGGGCCCAATGGCAAGCCAACAACGCCCGATAAGGCGCACTTCGGGCACACCACGCTTAACGACAAGCGCTACGACTACCAGAAGCAGCACATCTTGCATCCGCGTTTGGTGCAAGTTGGCCACAATGAAGACGGCACGCCGCACATGATCCCAACCGACTCACGGTTCAAAGACGAAGACTTTTTGCCCAAGGACCGGTTTAAATCCAAAAACGGCAAGACCGTTGGCCACCTGCTGATGACTACGCCCACTACCTCGACCAGCACGGTCCAGCACCAGTCGGCGTTCACGCACCATGTGAACGAGGGCCACATCAAGCACGCGCAGGACAACAACGGCGAGTACGAGATCGACCCGCCGCACGCGCAAGAAGCCAGCGCAGGCAAAGAGTACGCGCCACCGCAGCCAATCAAGTTCATGGCCGAAGGCGGCGCGGTACATGCCAGCGGCAAAGGCGTGCTGCACGCGGCTCACCGCGCAAGCCAGTTCGATGAGTACATGGCGCACCCTGAGCAGAGCTTTGCCGCTCAGTTTCAATTGGCGCACCGCCACGACCCAGAAGAGAAATCGGAATGGGAGTATCCCAAGCGCGCTGCTAAACGCACCCGCACCATGGCCAAAGGCGGCAGCGCTGCGCCCACGATGGACGAGATGCGCGCCCACCTGATCCTGCACAAGGCCGAGGGCGGTCCGATCGACATTAAGGAAGTCGGCGCGGAAGAGGCGCCTAACATGGCCGTCAAGGAGTACATGAGCCCCGGCTCAGACTCGGACAAGATCAGCCTGCCGATCGGCGGCGTTGACTTCCAGCCCCAGATGCCGGGCAAGCAGATGCTGCCCCAGCCCCCCGGACAGCCGGGACAACCGCTTGGACAGCCGGGACAGCCACCGGGCGCACCGCAGCCCGGCATGCCGCCACAAGGCGGACTGCCCGGAGCACCACCCATGGGCGCTAAACCCCTAGGCATGCAGCCGCCCCCGCCCAAGGGCCCGCAGAGCAACATCCTCGCCATGACACCCCAAGGCCAAGCCATGCAGGCCATGCGGCCCAACCCGATGGCCATGCCGCGCCCACCCATGTTGCCAATGAAAAGCATGGCCAAGGGCGGCTCGACCGCACTATCGGTGCAGGAGATGCGCAAGGCCATCGCCGGTGCGGCCACGTCGGCGGGCATGAAGGCGCCCGTGGTGGCCAACCGCGAGCTGACCACCATGCAGGACTCCTACGACTCGCTGCACGACCGCATCAACAAAGGCGCCAAAGAAATGGAAGACATGATCG